TAAGACTCAATCCCTCCTCGTATAATCGTTTGTGATTTTCTCTGCAAATTTTCTCCAAGTCTGCAAATCTAGACAGTTGCAAAATCTTCATAACTACCTCTTTTGCTTCTTTTGGAGTCAATATAGAAAAAGAATCAGAATCTCCTTGTTCGAAATTGGCAGTATTTTTAAAGGTTTCATAGTCAAAACCCAAAATTTTAACAATCTCCTCTTGCTTATCCTTAAGAGTTCCTACTAGTTCTGTCATATACAATCTCCATTGGAATACGTGTGAGGGCAGTACCCTTAGATACAACCATTACTTGTTTCTTTGTAGTAGAGTCAGTCTCTATTTTATACTTACCAGTGTTAAACGCATAGGTTATTAATTCATCCACTACCTCAATGGGAAGGGCAATACTTTCTAACAAAGTATTTATTTCCTCTATTTGATTTTTTTGATTTTCCTCATACAACTCAGAAACTGTCTTAACCTCATCTCCTATCATAAGATACAAATGAGCCATAGTAAATTCCAATTTAGTCAAAATTTCTTTAAGAAGTTTTTCTTGTTCCATCGTGTTGTTCTCCATCATCCAAAAAATTTCCTATCAAAATAAAATGATTGTCACTACCCTTTAATTGTGCTTCTGCCGCTAAAAAGGTGACAGAATCTTTCTTGTCTAATCCAAATTTAATAGTGATTTCAATTGGGTGTGAAAATCTCATGCCAGTTCCTCTATTGTTAACTTGGTACTTTTATTTCGTTCCCTTTGTCTTACTACTCTATACTTTTTCTTATTTGGGGAAATAAATTCTACTCCACCAAACATACTTTCCTCTCCATTATGAATTAAATCGTCGCCCGCTCCTTCCGCTCTACTCTTACCAAATAAGACCCAGGTAATGATTTCACGAATAGAACTCTTTCCTCCTCCATTGACTCCCACTATATTATACACTCCGTCTTGAGATAAATCAAGGTCAATATCTTTAAAAGGAAGAAAATTAGTACCAAAAACTCTTGTCAAATTCATTGTTTAAGTAACTCCATTCCTTTTTTAAGGGTAGCATCATCAAGTTTCTTTAACTGTGCATATTCTTGAAAGCATTTTTCTATTGAGTTTGTCTCCACAATAACTTTACTACCTTGTTTCTGGGTATTATCTGTCTTCTTTTTATTAACTACAATCTTGTAACTATAGCATACTTTTGATAATGCGTTTCTCCAAGGAGTATCATCAAACTGGTTCATCTGTTCGCGAGTACCCTCAAATATTAATTGAGTAATGGCTCCCTGTAAAGAAGCAAAATCATATTTCTCTACTTCCATTGTCAATACTTCCGAAAGGTCAATAGTTCTCTGAATCATTGGGCGTATTTTTAGTTCTCTAAATCCAAATTTTTTACTAGTCTCGTCAATTAACACTACGTACTTTTTCTCATTTCTTTCACCAAAATCTACTCGTTCAATAGAACCGGGATAAATGATATTATCTGCAATTACTTGTGCTTTGTGAATATGCCCACACAGAAAGAAATCACAATTTAATGCTTTTAGTTCTTTTACCTTTATTTCCTCTTTTAACCCCAGAACCATATCACACGGGCCTATTTCTGCTCCTTCTACAGTACAATGGTTTAAATAAAGGTTTAGCCCAGAATACTGCAAAATATATGGAGGCCTCCTACATTGGATATTTGGATGAGTGAATTTCCAAAACTCATCCAAAGCAGAGTGATTGCCTTTCATATCATGATTTCCAATAATCATCTCTATAGGTACCTTCACTCTTTTTAGAAAATCTCTAAATAGATTCATCTCTTCGGGGTCGGGTTTTCTATAATGATAAATATCTCCTAATATGATAAGTAAGTTAGTAGTATTGGCAATTTCAGCTATTTGTGTAAGAGACGTGGCAAAATCGTCTATTCGATTATGTAAATTCAAATGCAAATCAGCTGTCACTGTTATCATATCAAACCTTTTAAAAACTTTTTGATTGTTGATAAATCTACCGCCATTCCCGTACCTGAAATAGTAATTATTTTACCTAAAACAGAATATCCCATTGCACTAGAGGAGACACCAATTAACTCTCCAGCTTCATTAAACAAACCTCCTCCTGAATTACCTGGAGCAATTAATCCATCAAAGCATGTCCTTCCTGAATATTCTGTAGAACTTATGATTCCTTTACTCAATATTCTGACCAGCCCCATAGGATTACCTAAACTATAAGCAGTATCTCCAGTAGAGGGTTTAAATGTAGATAAATATACAGCATGAAGCCAATTATCGTTTCTGTCTACTTCTACACGAATTAATGCTAAATCCTTACTTCCATCATATCCTACCACAAATGCGTTATAAAGTTTATACCCCTTCTTTGTGGCATAGCTTACTGTGATAAGTGTGCGATTAGGGTCAGAATACAAGGTCTGGAACGAAGCACTAGTATTAACTACATGAGCACATGTCAAAATATAAATCATCTGTCCCTTTTTTGCTATAACAGTACCGCTTCCACGTCCTCCCTGTTTTGTAAAAATATCTAAAGTGGAAATCTCTACTGAAGAATGAAGCATATTTCTCATAGTTATGCGAGGAATCGCTACCAATAATCCCAAACATATTACTAATGATGTAACAGCAACACCTAATATAATTTTGTCAATCCGTTCCATTCTATCCCCCTAGTAATTATAATTTCTCTACTCGTCCTATAAATCTATATCCAGGTAACTCGTACCATAAAATAGGAATTTTACCCGTAATAGTTGCTTCCTTAAAAATTTTCTCAACTACATCTAACTGAACAATAATGGATTTCTTCTCAGTCATCTTATGTTCTATCAGACACTCTTCTGTTCGGATATCTCCTTTGTCAAAGTGGGTAGCTCCACTATTAATTGTACGTACGGCTGCTTTCTCTCTTTTAATAGATTTATCTCTTACTGTCTCTTCAGTTGTAAAATATTTAGGAATCATTTAAGATAAACCTTCTTTACTTCTTCAAATATTTGTTCTACTTTATTAGGATTCTCTTTTAAATAAGCTAATAGTTTTTCTTTTCCAAAAAACTTCTCTTCTCCTATACTATAACTAGGTCCACTAGCTCCTATAATTCCACTAGATAGTCCATATCTCATTATCTCATCTACTCGGTCAATTGTGCCTTTAGTATCTCCTGCTGTGTACAGTATGAACTGACCTGTTTTTAGAGGACACGCTGTCTTATTTTTAACCGTCTTAAATTTTAATAATACGCCATAATTTATTTTACCATCGGGACCAGTACCTGTTTCTCCCTTTTCTGGCGAACGTTTTTGTACCTCTCCCCTTCTCATCTCTAATCTAATTGATGCCCCAAATTGAATTCCTTTTCCTCCTGTAGTAGTTTCAGTAGGACCGTACATTACTCCAATAGTTTCGCGTAACTGATTAATAAAGATAACACACGTTTGATTTGAAATAACTCCCTCTTCTTTACAATTTAAAGCAGATTGTAGTTTCCTTACTATACGATTATTAATCATAGCTCTATTACCAATACGTTCATTCTGGTCCATTGCTTTGTCAATATCTTCGGCAGGTTCTAACGCTGCTACAGAATCTAGTACTATAAGGGAATAACAGTTCGCCCTTACTGCTGTATCCAAAATAGTCCCAACCTCTTCGGCAGATTCTGGTCGAGTATAATCTAAACGTGAATGGTCTACTCCAATTATTTCAGCCCATTCCTTATCATAGCACCCTTCTACATCAATCCATAGGCAATTCTTAGTGGGTATTTCTTTCTGTACACTTGCAACACATTTTAATGAAACATAAGTCTTACCAGAACTTTCCCAACCAAAAATTTCTACTAATCGTCCTTGAGGTAAGCCTCCCCCTAATTCGATATCTAATGAAATTGAACCTGTGGGTAGTCTACCTATTGAAATGCCTTTCATTTCAGCAGCAGTTGTGATTGCTCCCTTTCCAAATTTTTTCTCTAAAAATTTTAATACTTCTGTTCTATTTTGAACTACTTTATCATCCATGAGTACTCTCCTTTAAATAACATAAAGCTAAAAGAATAGCATCTGCCACATTGTCATTTGTTACCAAAGGAAATCCTAATTGATTCACTAAATAAATTATATCTTTTTTTCCTTCTTTTCCTCTCTTGATACCCCTGATACCCATCACTTTTCTAACGTGGGTGGCAGTTATCCAAATAGGTTGCTTTTTTAAGTATAGAAATGACAAATATGCAACCATTCCATGTAATTTACCCAATAGCATTGCGGAGGACGCAAATGCAATGTAAGAATCTTCTATGATTATTTCCTCAACAGAGTATTTTAATAATAATTTCTCTATCTCCTGAGCAATGATAAAACTACGAGAAATAGCATCTAATTTGTTATGGGGTTTAATAATGTCAAAACAGGCTATAGTTCCATCCTTACATACACTATAGCCTGTTTCTGTGGTACTAAGGTCTAATGAGAGTACATTCATTACAATGTGGGTAAATCATCTGCAACTACGGAAGTAGCAGAAGATGATTCGGTTGAAAATGACTTTCCTTCTACTTTTTGAGGAATTACTCCCTCAAGAAATGAAGTAACCTTCTCCTCTGGAGTTGGTGCATATAGTTTCTCTAAATCATATTGAGGTAAAGTTCGCTCCTCTTCAGTTAAGGGTACACTTTCTCTGGTAGGAATGATAGTATAAGTGGTGTCCTCGGCTTTCATTCCTTTACGAGTCACAATTAAATCATACCCTTCAGGAGACCCATAATCTTCTGCAATACTTACAATTGAGGTCTTTACCCTCCTACTAAATTCCCACAATTTTACTAAACCGTCTGCACGGTCAATAACGTTACACACGTACTTCAATTGTCCTCTATCAATTGCTGCTAATTCAGAAGACGGGGGTAGATTGGGGTCAGTAATAACTGAACGATTGACTTTATTTACCCAATGAAATCTAAATAGTCTGGGTTGACCTAAAATTCTAATCGTGTACTTTCCTTCCTTCATGGTGAGACGTTCAATATTTCCGCCTCCTCCAAAAAGGTCCTTCTCTCTATCATCTGTCCAACTTGCCATTTTAATTCTCCTTTATTAACTGTTATCACTCAAATTTATTTATATCCCTTTCCTTATTTTCAGAATCTAAGTGTTTCTTAACTGTGTATATTCCTTGTTCAGCAGCTAATAACCAACCTTCAAGCCAATCACGATAATATCTTTCTCTCCTGACAAAATTGCTTGCTTCTTTCTCACCAGAAGCGGCAGTAAACTTTTCTGTTAAGCCAGTGTTATTCTTTAAGTCACAGAATTTTGCTACATAATTATTTTCCTTAATTGCTCTCCACTGCTTAAACTGTGTTACTAAAAACATGTAGCATCCTGTAAGAACATCCAAACAACGTTTATATTCCGCTTCAGGACTAAACGTCTTGCTAATAGCATCCTCCCTAAGTTGCTTGCCTATAGAATCTACCTGCCCTGCTACTTGTTGCCAATCATCAGGAATTTCAAACGTCTCACTAGTATCCATATTTTCTCCTTGTTGTATCTATATTATACCTTAAAATGTTGATTTGATTATTTCCCAATAGGGGATATCCTTTTGGGTTAATTGCAAACTCACCTCTCTTACTCTCTCCCAAAAGTCAGTAGGTAGTTCTAAACAATTACTCCAATCAAAATCATATTCACAGGGGTCAATTAATCCTAGATACTTAAAAGCGTATGCCCTTAATAACTGTGAACCACATCCCTTACAATATTTTGGTAATCCTTTTTCATTTAAGGTAGGATAATAACACGATACCTGAAGGTGAAGAGGACTGCCTATTGCTACAGCTATTTTCAAAATCTCGTGCTTCATTAAATTCGTAAAAGGTGACCTAAATAAGACTTGACTTTGTTGATTGAGTGAAGTCCTTAGAGTCTCTTCCATATTTAATAAATAAGGTAAAGCATTGTCAGGATATGCAGATGAATCTGATAAATTCAATCCCATTACTACTCTACCAATCTTGTTTTCTTCAGCAATTCCAGCAGCCACGCTAGCAAAAATCATGTTTCGATTACCTACATAACTGGGGGTACCTTCTGCATCTTCTAATGCACTAGAGGCAGGTTCGCCTTTTAATAATCTTGAACTTTTTGCAGTCTGCTTAAAAATTTCTCTAGCATCAATAACTATTAGAGGGTAATTATACTCTTTTGCAATTCTTTTAATCATTTGAAACTCTACTGACTCCGCTGCCTGCGCATATAGGAAATGAAGCAGACTTACTTCATATCCCAACACTTGATATAGTCTTGCAGTAGTAACGCTATCTAAACCTCCACTGCAAATCACTAAAACTTTCTTATTAATATCTTCTCTATAAAGAGATTGAATGTACTTATTTGTGGCTGAAAATAAAATACCCGTATAGGGGGCTACTTTTTCAACAGGAAGATTCAAATATTCTAGCTGTTCTTTAATAGAGGCATAGTATATAAAATCTTGTGTTTCTACATAATATAGAGGTTGAAAGGTGCACCCTAAATATAATTCATGTTTCATTCTGTCATAGGCGGCTAATGCGTAAGACCCATCCAAATGATATCGTAATGCTCTAAAAGGATAGCATTTCGTAAATAATTCAGGTAATATCGCACTATCTACAGGACTCTCGGGACATAAATTCCACTTCTCTATTACTTTTTCTGGACAAATAATAGTTCCATTGTGACTAGAAACCCAACGTTGGTTCACAAATGGTTGAGTATCTCTTTCATGGTCTAATCCCGCTTTCAAGTGTTCTATTAATTCGGGTTCAGGAATTGCTCTACTTTCAAAAGCAAAATAATCTATAGGGCTAGTATGTTTGGTAAATGCAAACGATAAATCTACTTCTTTCTTAACTTCCTTGTGCAACTTATGAGTTCTATACGCATATACATATCCAAAAGAATCCCGTCCGCGTGCCTGAAGGGACCCAGGATTATCTATCATTTTAGGAATAGTTTCAGAAAGATTCTTTCGATAATATCCATACAAGTTACACATAATATCTCCTGTTTCTATATTATACCTTAATTCCCCATAAGTCATAATACTTTTGTCTATCTTCATTAAAAGTATTCAACTCTACTAAATCATACCAAGAGGGGCCTACTTCTACATCTATATCCAATTTAAACTTTACCCCTACTATAGGTTGAGTCATTCCATCTACAATGCAAGCAATTGAACTATCTAACTCCGAAATAGGGACGGAATATTTTAAAGAATCGTGAACATTTAAAATCATTCTAGCATGCAGTCCCTCTCTATTAAGTCGGTTATGTACTCTAACAGTTGCTATACTGCATATATCAGCAGCTCCTCCCTGAATAGGTGCGTTAACACATTGTCGGTCTACCTCTGCTCTTTTACTTTCTTCTATACTATCTACTCCAGGCAGTCTTCTCAATCTACCAAATAAATTTCTTACCTGTTTATCTCTGCGTACTATTTTCTTTTGGTTGTCAATCCACACTTTTGCTAGTGGGTATTTTTTAAAGAACTCGTATATTACTTTATTTGCTTCTTCTTCTGTCATACCAAACTCCTCACACAAACTCTTTACACCCCTACCAAACATTAGTCCAAATACTACTCCCTTAGCTTGCACTCGATGTTCGCCTTTAACTTTAGGATGCACTTCATTTATTTCCACATGGAGATATTGTTGAGGACCTACTTTTTGGTAAAGATAAGGCCAAACCATACAACATACTTCAGAGTGAATATCTAATCCATCGGCAATATCTTGAAGCATTTGGGAGTCATCTGCATAATGGGCCCACGTACGATATTCCACTTGGGAATAATCAGCAGAAACAATCAAACTTGGTGTGTCCTTATCCGCTATAAACAATCTCTTGACATTAGATTCTCTAGGAATATTTTGTAAGTTAGGTCTAGCAGAAATAATTCTACCCGTAACTGCGCCATGAATCTTATAATCTGTATGCGCTCTCCCCTTAGCATCTATAGTTCTATTAAATTGGTTGACATAGTGAGACTTATCATGATTGACTGCTCTATACTCCAAAATTAATTTTGCTAATTCGCTAGTTTTGGCTAAAGTAAGTAAAGTATATTTATCTGTAGAATAGCCAGTCTTAGTTTTCTCAATCGGAGTTAATCTTGCTACTGTAAAAAGTAATTTCTGTAGTTGGGGATTTGAATTGAGATTAAAAGGTTTGTACTTTTTATCTGTCTTTTCAATTCCAGGGTTCATTAAAGTCTCTAGTTTAACTACTTCCCATCTATTAAGTAATTGAAAAGATAAATCAGCAATCTTTGCATCTAATTCTTTTTCAAAATAATGTAAATAATCAAGGTCAACTTGCACTCCCTGATACTCTACTCCAGTTAAACAATATTGAAGAGGGATAGTAATTTTTTCAAATAGTAATCTTAATCCCTCCTTCTCTAACAAAGGTTCAAATTTTTCATACAATCTGAAAGTACAATCACAGTCAGCACAATTGTACCACAGTAACTTCTCTTTAGGAATTAAGGAGTAATTAATGATAGTGTCAATTTCATCCTGTTGCAAAATCTTTGCTTCTTCCTTGTCCATTCCATTTTTAATCTCTTCCTTATATTTTACTACTATCTCCTTCTTTAAAGTATCTTTTATATCCTTAAAGTCTTTTTCCAACTCCTCTTCATATCCACCCATATCTGTATATTTCCAAGCTAATTCCTTTAATCCGTGACCATTATTCTCATCCAAAAGAAAATGTGCTAGCATTGTATC